TTGTCCTATTAGTTCTTTGTCTACCCAGAATATGTTACTTGGATTGTAATCTAACCACACCGTTCCTGATGTTCTAACTGCAAGTTGTTGATACACCTCAAAGGAAGGAATGTTATTACACTCATTAATAAATAAGTCTGTTCTTCTTGCTCCTCTTAATTTATCAGGCTGGTCTGTGGAGAAGAACTCTATATAAGAACCTGTACTGAATTGGTACTTTAGAGTTGATTTGTTGAACTTTCTCTCATCATACCTATTAGTTGCCTTAAGTATATTAAGAAAGTCCTTTAAAGCTCCTCTACGCAAGTGTGGGACTGATTCTGCTACTACACTAATTTCTTTGTTCTTATTTTTAATAGCATAGTCTATAAGTATCATAAGAATAGCTATTGTCTTACCTGCAGAAGAACCTCCTCTTACTATTCTTATTCTACTTCCTAATTCTCTAAGTTTTATTACTGCTTCTGTTTTTGTAAACATTTAATTTTTTATAAATGAAACCCAATGAGTTTGCATAGCTTTCCCAGACTTATGACCATACAAAGGTTTTTTATCTGTTAACTTAAGTATTTCTTTAATTGGTATTCTGCACTCATTCCATTTAAAAATTAAAGTGCCATTAGGTTTTAAAACTCTAAAACATTCTTGAAAACCTTTCTTAATCATATCTTTCCAATCTCCAGTAAGATGACCATACTGTTTGCAAATAGCTCCTGTAGGTTTTTTTTGTGGGATATGAGGAGGGTCAAATACAATATGCCAAAAAGAATTATCAGGTTGTTTAATATCTGTAAAATCTCCTATAATATCTGGGTCAATTATAATAGTTCTATCATAACCATCTTTACGTTTTACTATATGTGTTTCTTTTCTTTTGTCTAAAAACAATACTCTATTATCATTTTTGTCAAAATACATTCCTTTCATTCCACAACAAACATCTAATACTTTTTTCATCAATCAATGAATAAAGGTACATCTTCGTTTATAGTTATATCCTTTGTTTCTTTAGGTTTACCTGCAAAGTAATTATAGTAGAGCTGAACAAACTTAAAGTCCTTTTTCTCTAAGCCATCTTTAAGAGCTTCAAATGCTAAAGGTTCTAAGGGAGTAAGTTTCTCTATTAATTGTACTTCTTCTATCTTAGGTTTTCTACCTGAACCTTCTCTTTTACCTCCTCTGTTTTCTATTTTCATATCTTTGAAAAACTTTGATTAATCAAAATTGTATATCTATATATCGAAAAATAAAATTAATTTTTAAAATAATTCTGTTTGATTTATATTTTGTTTTGTTCTTATTCCCATTACAGTATCTAATATTGTTTTACCAGCTTCATAGTCTACAAGGTTTCTTGCTACCTTTTGAATACTTTGTTTCCCTTTATATTTTCTAAAATCGTAATCGTGAAACTTTGACAAAGCGTCTACTACATTTTTAGTTCTGCCTAAATCAGGATTTTTTCTTTCACTTAAAATAGATGGAAGATTAAAGTTAGTCCAATATATATGCCTATTTCTTTTATAACCCTGTATTAATAAATCATAAAAAGGTATAACATTTTCTACTACATATTTGCCATCATAATAATATTGTAAAAATATAATTTCTTGATACAATGCCATATCAGGATATTTCATTTTTCTTTTTGTTTTCATAGATATGTTAAATCTACTATGAGTAGGACAAGGAGGACTTGACCATATAAAATCATATTCTTTGTAATGGTCTAATAAGTATTGATGAGCGTCTCCCACAACTACTGTATCATTAGGAAACCTTTCTTGATATAACCTAGCAAGTTCATCATCCCACTCAACAGCTGTAATATCGTGGTCATCTCCCCACTTATATCTATTACCTCCAAGACAAGCATATAGATTTAATATTTTCACACTTCCTCTTTTTGTAAAACTTTATTATACATATCTTCTGTATAGAGAGCTAGTTCATCTATGTCTTTATTAGTAAGATATTTAATACGATGTCTTATAAGTGTTCTTTTGTTTTCATTTCCCACATCATCAATATCATTAACCACTATATCTAACCACTTGTCTAGGTTTTTATTGTAAAACTTGTAAGTATCAAAACTTCTAACCAAATGAAGAACTGTTGCGTGGTGCATATCCTTTCCATTCTCTTTGAAGAAGTTTGCTATTCTTGTTAATCCTATTCCAAGATATTTATTTAGTATTAAGCAGATTAAAGCTCTTGCTTCTACAAAATCTCTTTGTCTTGTATTGTTAAATGGATTTAACTCTGCAAGGTTACTAACCTGAGTTGCTACATCATAAGCTCTTTTTTTCATTGTCATCATAGTAATAATAATTTAATTTTTAATTCTCTTTGTATCTCCTGGAGCATATCTATTGCATCTTCTGTATCTCCTATATGTATAGCATCTATTATGATGTCTATGTCTTTTATTAGTTCTTTCAAAACATTCTTATTTGTGATTTGTGTTGTTCTATTCTTTTTATTGCTGAATTATAATAATCTTTGTCTATTTCATATCCTGTTAAATCATATCCAAGATTATGACAAGCTATTGCAATACTTCCAGAACCTAAATGTGTATCAAGTATTTTATCTCCCTCTTTTGCATAATTCATTAATAACCACTCATAAAGTTTTACTGGTTTTTGTGTTGGGTGTATTCTTATTTCTTTGTTCTTCATATCTTGTTGAAGCATACCATTCCATACTATCTCACAAACATTTACACTTTTACTATTACTATAATAAGCAAGTTCTGCTCTACCGAAAGCAGTACCTTTTTTATCCCAACAAATTCTACCACCACTTAAATCATAATTATTATAAAAATTTACACCCCATATAATTTGATGTTTACTAACTCTTTTAAGTTCATCAAAGTATTTTGAATTAGGTGCTTTATTTTCAAATAGTTTATAATCAGTTCTTTTTGTAGCTTGTTTGCCTTGCTTAACATTATCTTTTAAACCAATAGCATCATTACCTCCATAGGGAGGGTCAACAATAGCCAAGTCAAATTGATTATCTGACATTTCTTTCATTGCTTCTAAACAATCTTGATTATACATATTTATCATAGCGTACCTGTCAATATGTAATCATCTAATGCAGCTCCATTAACAAAGAAGGTTTCAAATATATCTACTGCCTTTTCTACTTTTCTTTTACCTTCTAAATAAAATTCTTCTGAACAGTCCCATATACCTAAGTCTAAACTTCCTTTGTCCATTACTAAAAATTTGAATTGTTCATATCCCACATTAAAGAGAGAACAGTACAAATAACATTGAACATCATATCCATATTTCTTTGCAGCATAAGGAAAACCTTTTATGTCTGTTGTAGTTTTTAAATCTACTATTCTATCTTTTCCAAGAACATCTGCTTTACCTCTAAATGGATAACCACATACATTCCCTATTGCAGGAACTTCAAATTCACAGTCTGTAATCATTCTAAGTGCGTGTTCATTTCTAAAGAATGCATCTGCTAACTTTTCAGCTTTATTCTTTTCTGACATTGTGAATACTCTACCGTGTTCTTCCTTAGCTAACTTAAATGCTTTAGTATTCTTACTTGCTACATCTACAAATATCTGTGCATTGAAAACGTGAGGTTCTAATATAGCTGTATGAAATAACCATCCATCTCTTAATGGTTGTGTTTCAGGATTACCATACTGAGTAACGTGCTTATAAGTCTTAGGACTTGATAATAGTAATTTAAGTGAAGAACTGCTTAAAGCTAATTTGTTTAGTTCTCCATAATAAAAAGAATCATCATCCATCTTAGATAATAGTTCTTTATGATCATAGTTCTTACCGTCTAATAGTTGTATCATTTTCTAATAGTTTTTCTGATTTTCTTGCTCTTTCTATTGCTCTTAGTTTATCTCCTTCAGCTATCTTTAATTTAAAGTCTAATACTTGTACTTCGTTTCTAAGACCTACTGCAAACATATGCATCTCATTTACACATTTAATAAGATTAGATAATTCTTTAGTAGATTCATTATTTTTCTTTTTAGTATCATATGCCTTAACAAGAGCTTGACCTATATAATTAAAGTTAGCTTCATAAACTTGATTTTGGAATAATGTCATTAGTTAAGTATTATGCAACTAATAGTAGCTACGATTAACCCTATAAATCCAACTTTTAGAACATTAAATATCTGTTCTTCTTTTTCAGGACTTCTTCCCTGATTACTTCTATACTGTCTCTTTTTCATAATCTTAATATTCTGAGATTAGCTCTAAATTAGTTTTATCTTTTATTCTAAAATATTGCATTTTATTTTCTTTCATCCATTTATCACATTCTTCAATATTATATATTTTAGTATAACCAAGACTCATATTAGGTATTCCTAATTTATCATATTTTCTGATGGTATTAATTGATAAATCGTATCTGAAAGCGATTACCCTTCTTGATACATACCATTTATTAAAACCTTGATGATATATTTTAAATATCTGGTTTTTCCACCAACTATATTTTATAGCTGTCATTCTTTGATTATAATCATCTATGTGAAATGGTTTAATATTTTTTTCACAATGTGGGCATATTAATTTGTTTTTTGTATTCATATTAATCATTTTTAGGTTTTCTTTTGTAATCGTATCTAGGTCGATTACTTTGATGTAACTTAATAGTTTGTCTATTAATAATATTACCTTCTAAATCTAAGATGATATATCCTTGTTCAGCTAAAAGTTTTACAGCTTTGTTCTGCTCTTTTGCTCTTTCCTGGATTCTAAATGTTTCAAAAATCTCATTACTTATTGGTTCACTCATAATTTTGTTTTAAAGTTATACAAGCTAATATAACTCTTTTAAAGTTATTAACAAAATTTAATTATACGAGTCTCTATTTATAATACTTGCTTGTTCTTCTTTTAGAAGATATACAGGTTTTAGTAATCGTTTCTTAGTCCACATAGTAGTGTCAGGACAATACATCTCTACAGGTTCTGGCATCTCTAAATAGTTTAACCAATATAGATAGTTACCTTTAGGGTCAGATACAAAGTAGAGCTTTACTATTTCGGAATCCATACTTATTAGCTGTTCATACTTATAAACCTCTAACATCTTTTCTTTATAGTATTTATTCCTGAACTTCATTTCTATAACACAATCGTGACCCTTAGGAGTCTTACCTATAGCATCATAATGCTCAAAGCCATTACCTGCCCATTTCAAATCCCAAGTGTCCATATTAAGTATCTGAACTACTGCTTGTTCGTATAGATGTATCTTACTGAGTCCCATTAGCGTAAATATCATTAAGTTGTTTAATCCACGCTATATATGTTTTAGGAGTACAGGAGCAGGGTAAATAATAGTTATGCTTATAATAGATGGAATGCAGTCTAGCAATTAATTCTTGTTCTGGTCTATTAATGCTTTTACCATTGGCAGATTTAAACTCTGTCCATTTATCGTAGTCCTCTTGACTAAACTTTACTGATTCCATTTCTATCTATTTTAAATTTATTTAAAGCATCTTTTCTTTTATCACAGTTGCACTTAGTTCCTCTTATACTATGGTAAGTATCTACTAAGTATTTTATTCCTGTGTATGTTGTAATTAATTCAATTAAGTTTCCTAGTTTCATAGTATATGTTCAATTTATTATATATTTCATCTTTTGTTTTATACGGTAATAAATTATTTAGATTCATTAAATTTTTTTTAGGCGTCCAATCAGGTATCTTTTTTTTTAATCTATGTTTAATAAGATAATTATCATAAATTTTATCTTTATTACTAATATATTTTTTATTTTTTTCTTTTAATTTATTACATATATCTAATTTATCAACTTCCTTTTTTAATTTGTAACCTAAATATACATTACTCATTGGATATTTGATTTTTTTATACCATTCTATGATTTTTTCTATATGTTTTTTTTGAAGTAATCCTACATAATTATGTAATGCACTATGTAGTTTTTTAGGCATCATTATTAAATTTGTAATATCATTATTTTTTCTATTAGCATCAATATGATGAATTTCCCAGTTTTCAGGAACTTTCATATTGTAATATTTTTCATAGAACTTCCTATAGTTCATAAATTATCTTTTAGTTTCTGTTTTACTTTCTTATATGTATTGTACAAGCTGTAATAACTTATCTTACTTTTTCTTGATAGCTCACTTATGTTAGTGCCATCTTCTATTATCTCAAATACTTTTTTATCGTACCAGTACATATCTTTTAGAATATCCTGGAGCTTATTATAAATTTCATCATAATTGTTATGATCTATTTCTGTGACAGGTTCTATGTTTTCTAAGCTAATCAGTTTTACTTTACTTTTCTTTCTAATCAAATCTACATACAATCCTCTGAGTATTTTAAAAACATAATAATAGTTTATCTCATCATTATATAAATAATCAATTCCTTTTTGAGTATTCTTTATAAGAAGAATATACATAGTTTGTACCAAATCTTCACACTCTTCTCTATTTAAACCACCAAAGGTTTCGACTATCTCTACCCATTGGTTATGTTTCTCATATGCTAATTCTACAGGTGTTTTCAAAAGGGTAAGTTTATTTGTTCTGTAAGAGTTGGTGTTATTATATTATTACCATTAATCTGAAATCCTACATTGTTAAGTATTGATTTAAGTTTTATAGGGTCATCTATTGGAGTAGGTCTACCTCCTGTATCAATGTCTTTTACTTTTCTAACGTGAATATGATTATACATCCAATCAGTAGGGTGTTGTGTATATCTATGAATTACTAAAAACTCATCACTTCTATTAACAAACTTACCTCCACCTTCTACATCACTAGCCATTGGAGGAATAGGATGTCCTGCATATTCATCAGAATTAGAATGTTTCTTTCTTAATGATTCTGTAGCTGCGTGAGTATTTAACCATACTGATACATTATGAGTCTTGCAGAATAATCTTATTTCAGATGTTGCTTCATAGTCATAGTCGTGAGAGTTAATACCTTTTAACATCTCTCTATCTTTCATTAAAGAATTGTAAGGGTCTATAAGAAATCCGTGATAGTTCCAAGCCTTCTTAATACTTGTTGCTAATTCTAATAAAGTCTTATAGGTATGAAGCTCATTAGAATCTATTATTTTAAATTGATTGAAAACAAAGCTCTTGTGCTTTTCAAATTCTTCTTCAGGTATTTTATTGATTGGTTTTGCTGCAAGGAATTCTATTAGCTTTCTAATAATACTATGTGCTTCATTCTCACTTGAAAATACTAGCCATCTAACATTGTGCTTTAGTGAATAAAGTAACATCATATATAAGATCACAGTAGTCTTACCTACATTAGCGTGACCTAAGCAAACTAAAAAGTTACCTTGTTTAAATCTAAAGTATTCGTCTATTTCTGGGAATCCTAATGCTAAACCTTCTATAATCTTACCTGACCTAATTTGTTGTAGTTTGTCAATCTGTTGGTCAAAGTTTATTAGCATTTTAATTTTTGTCTTTTTCTATTTCCTTTTGTAAGTTACTTAATGCTCTCCAGGCAACTTTAGCAGAATGCCTAATACCATCATCATCAATCTTACCTGCTTCTATTAAATGTCTTGTAAGAGCATCTAATTCATCTCCTGATTTACTTCTATCCCAATGCAAAGGTAAATTAGGATTGTGTTGCTTATTACCAATATAAGAAACTTTTGCCACTTCTAAAATAGCATCAGGAAAATAATTTAAAACCCCCGAATAAACAGGGGTCTTTTTTCTTTCTTCTGCAGTCATTTAGAATGGTAAGTCGTTGTTTCTATCAGGACTTTGTTGTGTTGCACTTACTTGTTCTACATCATCTTCTAACTTCCATCCTTCAATAGTATTAAATACTTTAACCTCTCCTTGTGGATTTTGCCATTCTCTACCTCTTAGGTTTATAGCTGTTCTAACAAAAGAACCTTCAGTAAAGTTGTCTAATAGATTAACTTTATCTTGCAGAAATTCTACTTGCAATGTCTGTGGATATTTGTCATTTGTTACAAGCCACATAGTTCTTGTTCTAAAGTTTTTAGCTCCTCTAGTTTGTGTACTGTTGATTTTTTTTATTCTACCTGTAATTTCCATAATTATTATTTTATAATTTTATTAAATGTATTTGTAAATTCTTCTATCTCTTGAATGTTTATCTTGCCAGAAGAAGCAAGTTCTATAGCTCCTTTAAATGCTACTTGTCTTAATATGCTATTATGTGTGTCTAAAGGTTTAGATACAGATTGTGTATTAAGATTGTTTTGAGGTTTAGGATATACGATTTTTGCAGTATTGTACTGTTCATTTGTTACCTCGTATTCTATTTCCTGTCCTACTTTCTTTTTAAATTCTCCTCTTGCTAAAAAGCTATAAGAGTTACCATTTGCTAATGATACTTGATACTTGTTGAAAGTACCTGATGTGTTTGACCAAGTACCTTTTGATTCAATGTGTGTAATTTTACTTTTCATTTTATATATTCGTCTACTATGTTAATTTCTAAATGTGCGTTTCTTACTTCTTGTTGTTTAATATGAAGCTCGTATTTTTCTATAATACTATCCTTCTCTTTTATGCTATTCTCTAAATTCTTGATCTTAGCATCACTTTCGTAGTAGTGCTTTCTTAATTGCTCTACTTCAGCTTTTAAAAGCCTTAATAAATCTTCTTTATGTGTCATATATAATTGTTTTTAATATACTGCTTTATTGCAATACTTTAGCAAGTTAATTAAAAAATGTTAATAAAACAAGTGCATATAAAAAAAAAGAGGGAAAATAAATTCCCA